AAAATTATTATGAATCTACCAAAAAATATCAAATTAAGTAATGCGATTTTAAGTTTATGTCCTAATTCTGTATTTTCTATTGTTAATAATAATTATGATTCAATTGTATGGGAAGAAACTAATACTGAACCTAAACCTAGTTTAGAAGAAGTAAATAGTAAATTAGATGAATTAAAACTATTACTTCCTATGGAAAAACTACGCGAAGAAAGAGATAAAAAGTTATTTGATACAGATTATAGAATAGTAGCAGATTTTCCTTATCCATCTGAAGAAGTTAAGCAAGCTTGGTTGACATACCGTCAAGAACTCCGTGATTTACCAGCAACTGCTACACCACAATTAGATGATAATGGTTTTTTAACAAATGTTACTTGGCCAACTCCACCATCATAATTTTCTAAAAAATTCACTAACTGATATATTTAATAAATTTGGTATCATAAAAAAATCACTTAATTTTATTAATAACATTATTTCATTTATATCTAATTTTTTTATATTATAATTATCAATATTATTAATATAATCTAAAAATAATCCCATTTCTTCATCTGAAACTTCACGTAATTCATATACTTCTTTTTTATTAAAATCAAATAGATTCTTAAAAAATTCATAATCTTCTAATTTACTTTTACTAACTTCCCATATTTTAGATGGTTCTGTATAAGTTAGATATGGATCATTTAGATTTAATTTCATTGTTTGTATTTTAATAGTCATTTTATAGAAAATTTATGTAATTTTTATATGATTTTATAAAATTTAATATAAAATTTTTAATATAAAATTTCTTAGATTTATTTTTATATAAAATTATAAATATAATTTTTAATAAATGGGAGGAGGTATTATTCAATTAAGAACATCTGGAAAACAAACTAAACATATTGTAGGAAATCCTCAAACTACTCATTTCAAATCTGTATATTTCCGTCATACAAATTTTGCTATAGAATCAATTCCTTGTGTTTTTAATAATTCTATTAGTAATACTAGTGAAAGTAATGTATCTGTTATTATTCACAAAACTGGAGATTTAGTTTCAAATGCTCATATAGAATTTATATTAAAATTAACTACAAATTCTTTATCTGGTGGTACTTATGTAAATTTCACTAATTCAACTGGTTATGCTGCTATCAAAGAAGTTAGTATTGAAATTAATAGTCAAGAAATAGATAAACATTATTCTGAATGGTTCGATATATGGAATGAACTAACTGATTCACATTATAATGAACATAAATTAGTAAATAAACATAATGCTAAATATACTTATTTAAAATCAAATAATGGGACTACAAGAGTAAAATGTTATGTTCCATTAAAATTCTGGTTTTGTCGTAATCCTGGATTGGCATTACCTTTAGTTGCTTTACAGAATTCCCAAGTAATAATGAAATTTAAATTTAGAAATCCATATACTTTAATAAATACTGATCATACTTCTGGAACTATTACTCCATCTTATGAGAAAATACCAGAACTTTATGTTGATTACATATTTCTGGATACTAAAGAAAAAAGAGACTTTGCTACAAAAAAACATCAATATCTTATAGAACAACTACAATTTAATAGAAAACAGACATTTACTAATAATCATGAATTAAATTTTAATAATCCAGTAAAAGAATTAATATGGGTATGTCAAAATAAAAATGTAAATATTGAATATAATTTGAATTCTATTGGAAATAATGCTGATGCTTATTCTAATGTGAATACATCTCTAGATTATAATAATGATTATTTTAATTATCAAAGTATTTCAACTTCCTCTCAAGATTATCTATATACTCTAACAAATAATGAACCATTTAATGAAGCAGAAATATTTTTTGATGGAAACTCAAGATTTAATAAAAGAAAAGCAACTTACTTTAGAACTATACAACCTTCTACATATCATAGTAAAGTACCATCAAAACATATTTATATATATTCTTTCTCATTAAAACCAGAAGAACATCAACCTAGTGGAGTATGTAATTTTTCAAAATTAAAAAGTGCTAAAATAACTTTTAGTTCTCCAGCAACTAATACTGATATATTAATGTTTGCTCATTCTTACAATTTACTTAGAATTATGGAAGGTAAAGCTGGAATTGCTTATTCATTTTGATTATTAACTTTTTATTTCTCTACTTTTATTATAAACTTCACTTTTTGCTAAATTTTCTAATTTATCTTTATAATTTTTTTCATTACAATACAAAACATATTTCTCTTTTGTATCTTCTCCATCATATTCATCAATACTATCTGTATTTTCAAACTCTGGATTATTATCTTTAACAATATCTGTTATAAAATCTTTAGAACTATTTATTAAATTATTAAAAATCTCTTTCTGTGGTTCTTTCTTCCATTTTCCGTGTTCATCTCTAATATCTATTAGTTTATAATCTGGTTTCAAATTTGTCAATTTAATATTATGCATTTCTGGATGCTCTGGATTAAAATGTGCTGCTGTTAAATAAATACTAAAACATTTATCTTTGCTTCTATTTTGTTCCAGTAATAATATTGTTTCTTGACATTGCTTTAGAACTTTATGTATATTTTCTTTATCATTAAAACTAATAAAAAGATTTGTATTATTATTTGTTATATTCTTTTGATTTTTGATTTCTTGATTTTTGATTTCTTGTTTTCCTATGTTTGTAATACTATTAATATTTTTCATTTTTTCTTCTACTAATTTATTAACTAATTCTTGTATTTTTTCATCTTGATTTGTTTCTTTATATACAACTAATTCTTGCTTACAACGTTTTTGATGTTGATATTTTCCTTGACTTGTTTTAAATATTTTATTACATTTACTACAAGCAAATCCTTCTTTAGGTTTATTTAATTTTTCTAGAAGTTCTTCAACACTTATATCTGAATGAATTGCTCTACATATATTTTTTCTTTTGAAATGTTTTTTAATATCTCCTTTTTGTTTAGCTACATAATGACATCTCTCACATTTGTATTCTACCATTCTTTATATATATATATTATATTTCTTTTAAATATATATATTTTAAGAATTTTATATATATTTTAAGAGTTTATATATATATTTTAAGAAATTTAAAAAAAAGGGGTAAAATTAGAAACAATTCTGAAAAACTTTCTAAAAATAATGTTTTTTTAAAATAATAATTTTATATTAAAATTATTTTAATTAAAAATATATAGATTTTACTAAAATATATACATTTGGTTATAAAACATATACATTTGGTTATAAAATATATACATTTGGTTATAAAACATATACATTTTTGTATAATTATATACATTTTTGTATAAAATATATACATTTTTGTATAATTCAAAAAAAAGGGGTAAAATTAGAAACAATTCTGAAAAACTTTCTAAAATAATGTTTTTTTATAAAATTTCTAAAATATTTAATTAAAAATTTTAATTAAAAATATTTTATTAAAAATAATAAAATGCCTAAAGAAATTAAATTCAAAGATTATCCAGATTTCACACCAAATTTAAGTCCAGAAGAAATGTTCCGTTTAGGTTCATTTGGAGGTACTTATTGGAGACCTATAAAATCTAACATAACTGGAAAAAGCTATGAGAATCAACATAAGGAATTTCCAGATTCTTGGTGGGAAGGATTACCAGATAATTGGCTTATATCAAACTGGAAAGATTATGATACAACAATAAATAAATATGGAGAAAAAGTTGGTACTACCTTAAGATTTTGGGAAAGAAAAAAGTGGATTACTAAATTAGACCCATATGGTTGGGTTCAATGGTATTGTAGATTTTACCAAGGAAGAAGAGATCAAAAAGAAGATAGGAGACAAATAGCTAGATGGAAAAAACTAGCTAGTGATAATGGCAGATTTCGTAAATGGTTAATAACATTAATAATTAAAAAAGATGGTTCATGGAATGATGAAAGTATTTCTCCTAAGATTAGACAGACTCTACAACATTGGGGTTATCAATTGACAAAGAAGGATTTTGACATTGAAGTTAATAAAAGACTTAATAGCAAGACTAAGAACAGAAGTAGAGTAAATAAAATGTGAAAACAACCATCCATCTATTAAACTATAATAAAAGATGACTAGTAAAACAACTCATCAAGCAGTAATGGCAGATGATGAAGTCATCCAGAGAAGGTTTGTTAGATGGAGTAGAGAAGAAGAGAACACCTTGAAATTTCTGTATGAAACCAGAAAACTCTGTATCTACAAAATCAGCAAAGTGATTAAGAGAACACCTAGTTCAATTGTCTCCAAACTTCGTAATTTAGATATTACGGATCATTACTATAATGCGAGGGGTTTCAGCAAAATTTTGAAGTTCTATAAGAATCGTGGAGGAACCAAATTACTTAACAAAGTCAAACTTGATAAGAAGAACTCAAAAATTCAAAAAAAATAAAAAATCAAAAATATCAAAAACAATAAAAACAAAAAACATTTTTTATTATTTAATTTGTATCAATTTCTAGGATTACCAGTCCAGTTACCAATTCTACAAACTGGTATATCAGCAGCATGTTCTATATTACTTATGTCACTACCTAAATCTTTTCTGTTTTGTAGAACTTGTAGATAACCATTATTAACAGTGAAAGCATTAATTTTCTTTTGTCTAATTAGATGTAATACAACTACATCTAATCCTTGTGTTAGAGGAATAATCATATCTAATAATTTACGAGCACCTTCTCTACTTACTAAATAAGAATGTAAGCATACTGGTACAACAGCATGATTAAATAATTCTGGATTTCCTTTATAAGGTTTCGCTTTTTTACAATCTTCAAAACAATATCCAAAATAAACCATTTCTGCTTCTTCTGGGATATTTTTTATTACATGCTTTATCTTTTTACCAAGTTCTTTTTGTTCTTCTTCTTTCTTAGGTAAGAATATATCATCTTCAAATATTAAAGCATATTTATTATCAGATTTGAGAAATTCTCTTAAAATACTTACATGTCCTAAGAAAACAGCAACTTCTCCTTTTTCTTCTTTTTTATTCATATCATAATAAGTTTTAGATAACATTCCATCTTTGAAAAGTTTTTCTCTATCTACTTCTGCTTTAGGAGGACCTAGTATATATTTAGCATCAATATCTAATTTGTTCATTACATTTTTAATATACTTCTCTCTTTTAGGAATATATAATACATACGATTGAGTATGAGCAATATTATCATGTAATATAAAGTTTTCCATCACATTATTAGTAAATACTGGAACTACAATAGCAAGTGCTATTACAACAAGACATACTAAAATAATTATAGTACAAGTTTTCATTTATTATAAAATATATTTATTATAAATCTAATAAAAATAAATTTAATAAAAATAAATTTAATTTTTATGTATGTAAATTCTCATACCATCTTCTTTACAAAAACAACAATGTGTTGGTCCATTTTCATATATGTGATAGTATAATGCGTTATTAATATTACAAACTTTACAAATTATATTTCTTAATCTTTTTCTTTCTTCTATATTTATTTTCTTTATATTTGAAGATTTCTTTGTTTTACTATAATTACTATCAAAACATTTTAGAATCCATTCAAACATTTATTATCTATTATTTAACTATATTTTTTATTAAAATAAAATGTGAAAGCTCAAATACAAATTTATCTTAATAAGTAAATATGTCTAAGGTTAATATATACACCCTTCAGTTAGAAGATGGTAAGTACTACGTTGGACGTAGCTACAATGTACCAAAGCGTCTGAATCAGCACTACAATGGAGAAGGTAGTGTATGGACTAAAAAGTACAAACCAATCAGATTGTATGAAGTGTTCTTGAACAAAACGAAGTTTGACGAAGACAAATACACATTGATGTATATGTCAATCTTTGGAATTGAGAATGTAAGAGGTGGTTCATTTTGTTCAGTGGAGTTAGGAGGAGCAGACAAGTATATCATCAAAAGAATGATATGTACCGCAACTGATAAATGTGTGAAATGTGAGCAGCATGGTCATTTCTTCACAGATTGTCCTCAGTACAAGAAAGAAAAGATGTCAAGAAATGAAAGTGATAATTCACTTGAGAATGAACCACTTAGTGATGCCACAACAATTTCTGAAGATTCTGGAGATTCTGGAGATTCTGAACAATCAGAAGAAGAAGAATCGCTAAGTGATGCCACTACAATTACTGAAGAATCAATTACTGAAGAATCTCCTTTAACACGAAGCAAAAAAAGAAAACTTGAAGAATGCGAAGAAAAAAATAAAAAACAAAAACAAAAAAAAACAAAAAATTAAATAAATATAAATAAATGATACACTTGACTGAAAGAAAAAAACAAGAAATGGAAGATGTTTCTTATTCAGTAAATTTACTCAATGGAATGTTTTTTTTTGTTCTAATATTAAGTTCTGGTTTTACTGATGAAATATTAAATTGTAAATATCAGAAATTGTTATCAACAAATATATATGTAAAACATTTGCTATGTTTGATGATTTTATATTACATCGATAGTACTGTTATATCAGAACAAGAACATTTTCCAATGATTAAATTTAGAAATGTAATCATATTATACATTATATTCATAATTGTAATGAGACAAAATAAAAATTTTACTATAACATTATTTATATTAATATTCGTAATCCATATCTTACACGAATATCAACAATATTATAAAAAGAAAAATGAAGACTCTAAAATACAATTAAAATTACATAATTCAATACTAATAATAAGTGGTATAACCATTTTATTAGCAGTTGTAGGATTAGTAATAAACTATTTTCAAAGAAAAGCAGAATATGGTAAAGATTTTAGTTCTATTAAATTTATACTAGGAAATACAAGTTGTAGTCGTTAATATAATTTCTTATCTCTAATATATGATATAATTGCTTTTAGTGTTTTTCTAGAAATAGAGAATGAAGGTCTGCCTGAATTATTTGTACCTACTGAACGTACATTGCTACCTACTGAACGTGTATTGTTATTATTAGAATTACTATTAGTATATTCTAATAAGTCTTTTGTAAAATCCATAAATAGTTCTAATTTACTTTTAGATGTAATAATACTAGATATTTGTGAATATCTAGTTTTATATTCTTCATATTCATCTAATATACTTTTAAAATCTTTTCTATTAAATTTAACACCATTATAACTAATAGTTTTAGTAGGTCCTTTATTTTCTGTCCACTTATAGTATTTTAATACTATATTTTTTAAAGTTTCAGATGTTAATGTTTGATTAGTATAAGGGTTAAAATCATCCTTAGCATATTCTCTAATTTTACTCATTTTAGATTTATTATTAACATCAAGTGGAATATCTGTTAAAAAAATTAATTTATATAGATCATATATCTTAAAACAATAGCAAATATTATTTTCATCTCTAATAATAAAATTATTTATATTATTTTCATCAAAATCTTTTTCTATTGGTTCTAATGTTATTAAATCAATAGGATTATTACATTCACAATTTTTACCACCACCATTTAATTTTCTTTTATATCTTATACTTATTTTACCACCATTTTTAGTTTTATTTTCATATTCATCTTTTTTAATACGAGTTATTTTTTTAGTAGTTTTTTTATAATAATAACCTTTATCAGTTTTGTAATATTCTACCATATTTAAATTATTAATATATTATATTTCTTTACATTTATATTACCATTTAACATATTATACTGCCATTTTACCTTTGATAGTAGGATGACAAAAATATCCAACTAAATCAAAATCATCAATAGTAATATCTTCAAGTTTTTTATTTTTTACATCTGGATTAATCCATAATTTAGGTTTAGCAATTATTGACCTTTTAGTTTGCTCTCTCATTTGTTGAACATGATTAGAATATATATGAGTATCACCAGTAGATATAATAAGTTCATTTGGAATCATATCAGTTATTGTAGCAAAAAGATATATTAAAATGCTATATGATAATATATTAAAAGGTTCTCCTAAAAACCAGTCTGCACTTCTTTGATACATATGACCAGATAAATATTTTGCATTATTTTTTTCTTCAACATAAAACTGAATACTAACATGACAAGGAGGTAAGCAAGTATTCTTTAAATCTTCAGGATTCCAAGCACTTAAAAATATTCTACGAGAGAATGGGTCATGTTTTAATAAATTTAGTACATAACTTACTTGATCTGTACCAATACCAGTATAATCAGTTTGACAATCTTTATATTCTCCACCAAAATGTCTCCACTGAAATCCGTAACAAGCACCACAATCTCCTTCTTCTAAATGTTCTAATCCAATTTTATCAAGAAATTCTCTACTACTATTTCCATCCCAAATATGTACATTATTATTCTGTAAATTTTTATTATTTGTATCTCCTCTTAAAAACCATAGTAATTCATGAACACACGTTTTAAATGGAACTCTTTTAGTAGTTAATATAGGAATACACGAAGATATATCATATCTTATTTGGGTACCAAATATTGAATGAATACCAGTATTAGTTCTATCCATTCTATAATTACCATTATTTAGAATATTATTGGCAGTATTTAGATATTCTTTTTCAGAATCATATATACTATTATTAATATCTTTTTCGTATTTCAAAAATCTGTAAGATACATTTTCTTCTTTACAATAATTTGAATCTGAATAATGAACTAATTTAAATTTCTCTGATATTTTTGGAAAAAAAGTATCACATTTATAATCTTTATCGATATATGTTAGAAAAATTTTATTTAATTGTAGATCAAAAAATGTAGTTCTATTTAAAATATTATAAAATAAATGATAAATTTTTTCACCACCAATTATAAATAATTCTTTATCTCTATAATCTTTATCATTTTTAATTAGAGATGATAATATAATAAGTTTAATTAAATCCTTAGATTCAGTATTTTCTTTAGAATCCTCAATAGTTTGTTTATATTTTTGTTTAAAATTAAAAAATATTAGATTATCATATTCATGATTATTTTTTAATAAATCTCTATCATTTGTTAAAACTAAATTTAATCTATTTTTTAAAGGTCTATGTATAAAAGGAATAGAGAAAAATGTATTTTTTCCCATAAGAACTACATTATTAGTAGTAAGTTCTTTAAAATATTTTAGTTCTTCTTTAATATACCAAGGTATTGTACCATCTTTTCCTATACCAAATTTTTTATCAGTAGCTACTATAAAATTAACTAAATTATATAACATTTTATAGTTTTATAAAAATAATTATTTATTTTTAAATTTAATTCAAATTTTTATTTTTTACTATTTTTCCAAAGTTCTGCAGTTTTTGCTAATGCTTCTTTATTATTTAATTTTGGATTTTCTTCTCGAACTTTACTAATATTTTCTTTAATAAAAATATTATACGCACTAGGTTTTCTGTTTATATTTTTTCTTTTCTTTTTATCTTGAATAGTAGCTAAAAGACTATTTTCTGCAATTTTATCTTTAATATTAAATAATACTTGTTCTAATTCTTCTTTTTGATTATCACTAAGTTCAATTTTTTCTAAAATGGAATCTTTTGTTAAATCTATCAAATAGTTATTAGCCTCTTGTATCACGTGATTGATGCTATTTATTGCTCTTTTTGCATCTGTTAATTTATACATCTTATATATAATATTGATATTAGTCTTAAATCTATTTTAGAAAATCTAATAATTTCTAATTCTATTAAACATATTAATTTTATGTTTATCTTGTTTACCTTTATTTGATTGTAGTTGTAAATATGTTTTAAAAACTTCATTATTAAATCCTTTTTCATATAATTCATCTATTTGTTTATAACTAAGAGCATAATTAAAATATCTAATATCCGCTAATTCTCCGGATATATTTGTATTATTTGTATTTTTTGAAGAATCTGGTAATATAACAAATTTACTATTAGTAATTCTTAAATTATTATTCTGTTCTTCTTTATGTATAGTTAGTAAAGCATTATTTAAATAAATTGTTGTTTCTATACCACTTTCTCTGTTATTTTTTTTATAATCTTTAAATATTATAGTTATCATAAACCAAGTATCGTGATCAGTAATACTAAATAATTTATCAGTAATTTTAGCTTGTGTATTTATTATTTCACCGTCTTCGTTAGTTTGAAATTGTACTATTAATTCATTTGAATTTTTACCAAATTTAACTAATGGAGAATTATTTGAACTATCACCTCTATAAAATAGTATTTTATCTGAATAATTATTATTTTTTTTATTCATCCAAAATGAATATGTAAATTGATTTCCAAATTCTCTATTTATTGATGGGAAAAATCTAACATAATTATGTGCTCTTTGATTAGTAGTATTAAATTCAACACTAGATTTAGAATTTATAGGAATTATTCCTTTTATTAAAAGTAACTCTTGTAAATAGGTATTATTACTTTCAATAATGTTATTTATATTTTTATTATCTGCAATATTTGGAAAAAAGTAAGGTTCATAAAAACGATAGTAAAATACAACTACCATAAATGATAAAAATATTGATGCTATTAAAATGGCTATATTAAAAAAAAAATCTTTCATTATTTTATTTATAATGATATAAAAAATAATAATTGAATACTAAATAATAAATTTAATTACAAGTATCTTCAATATTATATATTGGATTTCTTAAACCTAAATTTGGAATACCAAATTTCTGTAAGAAACTTTGACTTTCTATTGGTCCATTATCATATATTTTTCTAATATCACTAGGAGTCTTTAAACTATAATTAAAAAATTGTAATTTAGAAATCATACCATCGGGAGTATAAATTGATTTATCTGGATCAGATGTTGATTTTCCTAATTTAATAGTTCCTTCAGTTGGTGATACTAATCTTGCTGTTGAAAAATTAGACCCACATTTACTAGTATCTGGATTTCTATTTACTAACACACTTTTATATATATCACCATCTACAAATAATGTAACTCTATTATTATCAACATTAATAATAATATTTACCCACCTTTTTAATGGAACATAATCAACTTCTAATGTACTAAAATAACAAACTTCTTCATCAAAAACTTTCTTTTGTTCCCTATCATTATTTAATTCATCTAATGTATTAGGTTCTTTTATATTATTTGGAGTAGATACTTTATCCACATCAGTAGTTCTAATTTTAATAACTAATTTATTTGTATCTCCTTTAAAGTATACTATTGGATTAGCACCTCTAAAATAATTATCATCATCATTTTTACTTCTAAAAAAAACTAATTTATTTTTTTTTATAGAATCTTGATTTAAGTTATTATTAACACTTCTTAAATAAACCCAAAATGAATATGTAAATTCATTTGCGAACATTTCTGGTAGTTTATTACTATCTTTTAATGTACGGAAATCTTGATTAGATAAGTCTGTTGGCATTGGACTTAATGTATAATATAAAAACTCTGGTTTATTTAATACAATTATCATTTGAACTAATATGTATACCATTACAATAAATGATATAAATATAACTAAATTATTAATAGAATTTGATGAAAATCGTGAAGCAAAATTCGAACCACTATTTGTACTAAATCTATCAAAGATACCCATTTTATTATTATAATATATAAAGATTTTTCATTTTAATTTATTTAAAATTTTATTATCAATTAAATTATATTCTTTATTATATTTTTTAAGTATATCTATGTATTCTTTGTTTAAATCGGATATCTTATTATCTTCTGTATCATTATCTTCGCTATTAGATACTTTAAATAATTTCCCTTGTATAATATAATCTAAATAATTGTAAGAAATATTATTATCGTCTAATATAGAAAACTTTTTTTTATTAAAGTTATATCTTAAACTATATTTTGTTAATATTTGAGTAAAATTTATCTTATTAAATTCATCATGTTTAAATTTAGAATAGTAATGATTTATTTTGTATATTTTTATTAATCCCATTAATCCATAATTATTCCAATTAACTTCTTGAAATATATTTTTTTCTAATATATCACTTAAACATATATCTTCTAATATATCACTATACATTTCAATAATAACATTATTAATATCATTTGTATTATTTTTATTATTTTTATTATTTTTATTATTTTTATCCTCGATGTAATATTCTTTTATTTTCTTTTTGTTAATTATATTTGTAAAGTTTTCATGTAATAACATACATATTAAAGATATATCATTAAATATTATTTTTTCTAGTTCTTCTATAGAACATTTCTTCTTTATTAAAATATTTAAAGTATCATATAAATCTTTATCAACTTCATTATAATCAATAGTATTATCTGGATTTTTTAGTAAATCATTAAGATTTATTAGAATATATTTAAGATTTGAATTAGTTTTTTTTACAAAATTTTTAATATTTAATAAATCCTTATTTTCTAAATCATAATTTTCATTATTACATATTTGAATAATGTGATTATAGCATTTATCTACACCAATCTTAGATATATAAAATACTTCATTTTTTTTCTTCAAATCATTAAATTTTCTTGAATATATTTTATTTATAATACATACTATGGGAATATTTTTATTATTAATATTTGAGATATAATTTAAAGAATTTTTATCATTGAGAAAAAGTTCAAAATCATCAATAAATATTAATTTTTTATTATTTTTTTTAAAGAAACTGTCAATTCTTTTAAGATTTATATAATTATCTATTTCAGTTTTAAAAGATTCACTATTATAAAATTCTACATAATCGAAATGTAACTCTTTAAAAATAGTCTTAAGTAAATCTGTTTTACCAATACCACTTTCTCCAATACATAATAGTAATTTATTGAAATTATTATCTTTTAGACGATTTTTAAAATCATTTACAAATTTAAAATGACCAATAAACTCTATTGAATTTTTAGGTTTATATGTATCTATAATATTAATCATTATTTAATATATAGAAAAAATAAATATTAAAATCAATTTTTATATTTTTTAAATTATTTTATTTATGTTCTACATTCTTCTTGAAAATCTGTCCAATTATCTAATACTTCTTGATAATTTTGAAGATGATTTCTTATTCTATTACATTTTTCTACTCTATTTGGAAATTTATTAAAGCAACCATTTTCATCTATTAGTTGCGAAGTACCACAAATATTATCATCTCCATTTAAATAAAATTGTTTTTTTCTCCATGTAAATCTTTCAATTGGTGCAGGAACACTAATTATCTCAATATTTTCATCTTCTTCTAAAACTATATTATTAGGTATAATACCATCACCGGCAATACATTTAGTTGATTCACCTACACATTTTTTACCATTTCCATTAGATTCGGTAATTCTAGTATATAGTTCTTGTCCAACTTCAGTACATTCTGTACGAGGAAGTGTATCTTCATCACAATCTACATCACATTCAATATAACAAGGTTTTGTTGTATATTGTAGAGGACATTCTTTCCCTCCATTTTCAGGAGGTATATCATTTCTTTGAGTAATAATTTTTCCTTCTTCACATAAACCATTGTTTGGTATGCAATCACTAATATGTACGTTAGTTTCATCTAATGTACAATCTCGAGGTTGAGGTAAAGGAACATCTGTATTTGGAACATCTGGACTAATTTCTTCACAAACAGCATTTGCTCCATCTCCAACTGACTGATAATCTGTAACACATAAACAATTATTATCAGATCTATACATATTTGGATCATCTGGACACACGCACATGTTTTTTCCCGAATCCCAATATGTATCACCTGGACATATACATCTGCGTTCTTCAGTAGCAGAATCATAAAATTTTTCAGTACCATAACTACATTCTCCACAATTATTATCAGATGGAAGTCTCTTTTCTATATCTAAACATTCACAACAATCATTAGTTTGACATATTGTTTTTTTATCAAATCTATTTACGTATTTTTTACCCCCATCAGTAGTTCCTACATAAGCACAATCTCCATTAATTTCTTTTATACAATAATAATCTCCTTTATCAATATCGTTTATATCATATAGAGTCCACGGAAGAAAAGTTGGTTTCGAATCTAATTTTCCAGTACAATAACGACTAGAATCATTTGATTTTTTTGGAGAAAAATTCCCAGGACACTTTATATCAGAACATGTATGCTCATCTTCACAACAATTTGTACTACAACCTTCATGACTACGTCGATAAGAGGACATCTGACATCGACCAGATATATTAACATCTTTATCATTTCTTTTTTCTTTGCAATATTGTTGCATAGTTTCTCCACCTTTATGATAATTTGCACAACGTGACCTACTAGCATCACTCAATACAAAATCAGTAAAATTTTCTTCTAATGGATAGTCAGTATATAGCTCACAAGGTTCTACTTTGGTACCAGTACCACAAGCACTACCATCTCCACTTTGTTGTGTAATTGCAGTTCTTATAAATGTTTGAAGACCAGCATCACTACCAGTAGAACCAGTAGTTGGGTCATTAACACAAGAACCATATTCTGCCCAAGAACCCATAACACAATTAACATCAACAACATTAGCACCAGTAGCACCAGTAGCACCAGTAGCACCAGTTGCACCAGTTTCACCTTCAGTTACAGTAGCACCAGTAGCACCAGTTGCACCAGTTTCACCTTCAGTTACAGTAGCACCAGTAGCACCAGTTTCACCTTCAGTTACAGTAGCACCAGTAGCACCAGTTGCACCAGTTTCACCTTCAGTTACAGTAGCACCAGTAGCACCACCACCACCAGTAGCATCACCACCACCAGTAGCATCATCAACAACAACATTATCATCATCAACATCACCACTACCACCACTACCACCACTACCACCACTACCACCACTACCACCACTACCAGAATTATCATCATCTTCAGTTATATCTATTCCATTTGGATTAATTGGAACACATTGTACATTTTTTCCAAATTTCTGTTTATTATAACCATATGGACAATTTATTATGTCAAAATTATCTGGTAAAATATATTTATCTAATGTTTGTTGTATTGATTTTTTTTGAGCTAATATATATAATATTGATATTAAACACATAGTAAATACTAAAGGAGTAACAAAATATGATAAATCTACTCCAGAATTATTATTATTCATAACCATTATATTAACTCCAAATAATAACACAATCATAATTAATAAAACAAAACCTCCTAAAATTTGTTTATTTGAATATAAATTAATTTCCATTGTAATTTAATAATAATAAATATTTTAAATTTTTTTTTAAAATAATTCTTTTCTAAATAGAACTTTATTTCCTTTATTAGAAACATTTGTAGAACGTTCCATAGGAATATGAACTTGTGAAGCATCTTTAACATACTGTGCATATTGCTCTAAATCTACTAATATTCTAGGAACACTAAATTCTAAAACTTTTTTATTTAAATCTCTTACTTGTTCTACTACATTTGTTAATAGATTTTGTCCATATTCTAAATATATACCTCTCATTATTATCATTAATTCATTTTCAGATTGATTTCCTATAATGTGCTCACCATTTGTTTTAGTTGCTACTAAATTTTTCATTCCAGTTTGTAAAGCATCTATATTAGTTTGACTAAAAAATAAATCATTTACACAATTTTTTTCAAAATTTCCTTTAATACCAACATCCTTTAAATTTCTATTTTGAACTTGATAATAATTTTGTTCATCCATTTTATTTAATTTAATAAAATAAATTAAAAAAAAATTTATTAAAATAAATGGATAAACTACAAAATAAAATAAAGAAATTTCTAGATTCTCACAATTATAATATTTCAGAACAAAATCTAAAATTTTTAAGTACTAAATTATACAACTCTAATTTATTTGAAAATTATGAAAAACAATTTGAATTTGTTCAACAACATCAAAATGGCGGCAGTACTCTTTTACCTCCAGAATATTTTGGAGTAGAAGATAATAACTATGTAAATTCAAATGAAGGTACTAATATGGAACCAACCAATAATGCTATTAGACCACCATTAACTTCAAACGTGTTTCCTATGAATGGTGGTGGTTGTCCATCATGTATGGAAGGAGGAATGTATAAAGGATGTGGATTCTTTACTAGTAATGATATGAAACTATTAAAAAAAAATAAACTATTAAATTTTAATAATAAACAATTAAATGAAAATAAAGAATTTCTAAATAATAAAGTAACTTTAAATCTTCATAAATTATTTAATAGTGTAAAGAATAAACAAAATTTAATTGGAAAAAGTCATATAAATAAGTTGTAACTAATTGAAAAAAAATTAATAATAATAAAAAATTAAAATTTGATTTTTATTTAAATATTATTTACCTAATAATATTACTAATGTCATCTAAAAAGATTCAAGACAAGTATGTTAAATTGGATCCAATTGAACATGTCTTAAGAAGACCAAATATGTATGTTGGTTCAATTGAAGAAGATGAATACTTGACTTGGATTTTTGATGATAAAACTAATAAAATGAAAAAAAGTAAATTAAAATATGTACCTGGTTTTTATAAGATTTATGATGAATTGATTGTGAATATTTTAGACCATATGAAACGTATAGAAATGAGCAAAAGTAAAAATCCAGTTAAAACAATTAAAGTTAATATCGATACTACAGAAAACAAGATTGAAGTATATAATGATGGAGATGGTATAGATATAGAAGTTCATCCAGAACATAAAGTCTATATACCCGAATTGATTTTTGGAAATATGCTGACATCTACTAATTATGATGAAGGAGAGGAAAAAATAATTGGTGGAATGAATGGTATTGGTGCTAAAGCTTGTAATATATTTTCTAAGAAATTTATAATTGAAACTGTAGATGCTAATAAAGAACTAAAATACACACAAGAATTTGAGAATAATATGAGTAAAAAGAATAAACCTAAAATTAAGAAATTCAGTAAATATCCTTATACTAAAATAACATTTTATCCAGATTTATCTAAATTTAACTTGAAAAAAATAAATAATTCAATGTACAAGATGATGCAAAAAAGAGTGTATGATGTATGTGCTTTAACAAATGACAATATTAAAGTCTTCTTCAATGATGAAAAATTAAATATTAAAAACTTTCAAAAATATGCAGAATTATATTTCACAGATGTTTCGTCAAAAGATATATTATATGAAAAGATTAATGACAGATGGGAAGTTATAGTAAGTTATACTGAAAACTCGAATTTAGAGCAAGTATCGTTCGTTAATGGAATTTGGACTCTAAAAGGAGGAAAGCATGTTGATTATGTTGTAAATCAAATTACTAAAAATATGATAGAAATAATTCAGAAGAAAAATAAAGAAATCAATGTGAAACCTCAACATATTAAAGATAACTTATTTGTTTTGATTAAATCTACAATTGTAAATCCAGCATTTGATAGTCAGACTAAAGAAACTCTTACTACTCCAGTTTCTAAATTTGGTAGTAAAGGGGAATTATCTAAACAATATTTTAACAAATTATATAATACTAAACTAATTGAAAATGTAATTGAACTTAGTCAAATGTATATGAATAAGTCTCTTAAGAAAACAGATGGTAAGAAGAAAAATCAAATTAAGGGAATTCCAAAATTAGACGATGCTATTTGGGCTGGAACAAAAAAATCTGAAGAATGTACATTAATACTTACTGAGGGAGATTCAGCGAAGTCAATGGCAATTGCTGGATTAAGTGTGGTTGGTAGAGAAATGTATGGAGTATTTCCACTTCGTGGTAAGTTGCTAAATGTTCTTGATACGGCTGCGAATAAGATTGCTAGTAATGAAGAAATTACTAATATTAAAAAGATAATGGGATTAGAAACTAAAAAGTCATATAAAGATGTTAAACCTCTTCGTTATGGTAAAATAATGGTAATGACGGATCAAGATGTAGATGGAAGTCATATTAAAGGCCTTTTATTTAATATGTTCAATACTATGTGGCCATCTCTAATTAAAATTGATGGATTTATGAATTCAATGCTGACACCTATTATTAAAGCAAAAAAGAAGGATGTAATAGTAGAATTTTATAATTTAACTGATTATGATAATTGGAAACAGAGTAATAATGTAAATAAATGGGATATAAAATATTATAAAGGATTAGGTACTTCAACCGAAAAAGAAGCAAAAGATTATTTTAAAAATATAAGAAATGTTGAATATATATTTGATGAAAATGATTCAAAAGAAAAAATAGATATGGCATTTAATAAGAAAAGAGCTGATGATAGAAAAGAATGGTTATATAATTATGATAAGCAAAATATTTTAGATTATAAAAAAACTAAAGTAGATTATGAAGATTTTATTGATAAGGATTTAATACATTTTTCGGTATATGATACTGGACGTAGTTTGCCATCATTCTGCGATGGTCTAAAGATATCAACTCGTAAAATATTGTATAGTTGTTTCAAGAGAAACTTAACAAAAGAAATAAGAGTAGCACAATTAGCTGGTTATGTTAGCGAGAATGCGAATTATCATCATGGAGAGAAAAGTCTTCAAGATGCCATAATTGGAATGGCACAAACATATATAGGTTCGAATAATATTAATTTGCTTATGCCAAATGGTCAATTTGGAACTCGTCTTATGGGAGGCAAAGATAGTGCTTCACCTCGTTATATTCATACTCAATTAAATCCTATAACTTTCTCAAT